AGACGATCAGCACAAACAACGAGAACACCAAACACTTAGGGTTAAGTGTAAGGTGTGTTCCGAATAATCCGCCGCTCATTACTTAGTGTAGGTGATATAAATCAGCGCATAGGCTCCCAGCAGAGCCTTGAACGCAATGAACTGCTGCGAGTAATACTTCTCAATGAAGGTCGCCATCGTCACAACTGCCGCCATCATGAGCGAGTCCGCCAGCAGGATGGTCGCCCCTCCCTCATCCGCATAGGTCTTGAAGACATCGATCATCTGGTTCTGTCCACTGGGCAGACCGCGGATCACGACCAGGTAGAAGAAGATATCGTGCAGAAGCTGGACCACGATGGCACCGATCAGCAGGGAGACGAAGGAGATACGAGGAAACAGCAAAAGGACCACAATCACACCCAGCATGAGACTGAGGACATCTGCGGCAACTGCAGCCACTCCAAAGGTGTCATACCAGACCTTCAGGGCGTGCGTGGGAGGGAGAAAGGGCAGATGCTGACCAGGGACCAGCTTGGTCAGGACCATCACCGCAAAGTCGACCCAGATGGCAGCATACGTCAGAGACAGTAACTGCATTACTTATTACGGCGAGTTTTATGTGCCATGTGCGCCGACTTCTTACGCGAGACAATACGTCCGTTCTTGTTGTACTTGAGGTCCTTCTTCGTCAGACCCCCAGCCGTCTTCATCGCTGTTCCGTGCATGACCTGCGCACGAGATCCAACCGTGTGCATTTATACTTACAAGCGAAAATCCGGATTGAACAGGATGCGGGCCCCGTGCGAACGCAGACACTTCTGAAAGGGATAGTGTTCTGTACACGAGACCCCATCTGTGAGTCCGGAATAGCGACAGCAAGGTCGAATGATCGAAACCTTGGAGATCATAGCCACATTGAAGGCCCCATCCACATACATGGGCTCTTTGACGGCACACATGTAGTCCTTGAACTTCTCAATGGCTTCATACGTTGCCTCTTTCTGCGTGTACTTCTTAGATCTCCACAACTCGTAATACTTCTGCCAGCAATCAAACTCAATCACGCCTGGTATCCGCAGAGGCCAGATATCGTAATACCCTTCGTATCCATTTGCGGTCACAATATCCCATTTGTCTTTCAGAGCAAAGCAGGAATCGAAAGATTCCTTCCGTACTGGACGAGTGAAGACATCGTCGAGATCCACCATCATAAAGTAATCAAATCCCGGAGGAATGTGGCAGAGCAAGGTGTTTCGAATATAGGCCAAGCGTATAGCTCGATCAGAAAAACGGGCATTGAGATTGGATTCCCTGATAATCTGACGATGAACGTTATGTTGTTTCACAGCAGCCCATTCCATCAACATCTCATGTGTTCGATCCGTTGAATCGTTCTCGTAGATAACGACCCGGGTTTCCCTGAACCAAGATGAGACTGTATCTAAATTTGCCAGAACTGCAGGTAAGAAGGGCTCAGAGTTCTTACAGGCTCCAAGAATACAAATAGAACTGGTGTTCATTGTGTTAAACTCGTGATAGTATTTATCCATGTTTTTAATTCCAAACGACTCATATCAAACGTCATATTGCGAAACCGATCAACCGTCTCTCCCATCGTTTCTTCTGTTATGTCAGTCCACTCATTGACAATCCACACAGGAAGTCCCTCAAAGAGTGGATCAAGTCCAGATGTCTTGATAATAGGAATACAGCCTAGAATAAGAGCTTCCCAGGTGCGATGACAATCAGGTCCCGAACCAGGAGGCGATGGAATAAAGGCATACTGCGTCATCGTCTTCCAGGTTGTTTCTCTCAGCATCCTGTCTGGCTGATAGTCGATAACATCTGAACGAATCGTTTCCTTTGCCAGAGTTCGATCTTTCGAGGCGTACCAGTTGAAGTGAAAGGTTCCATAGCAACGAATCTTACGTTCCCAAAAGGGAGATAAATCTTGAACAATATCTTTGAGCAGCTTCTCTTGCTGAATCGGAAGCGCATGTTCTCCCCATGGATGATCGATAACTGTCATAAGCGTATGATAATCAAGACCAATGGGAATACGATGAAGCTTAGGATGTCCTCCCATACAGTTCTGGGCTGCCCATCCAAGTAAGAGAGGGTGTTCCAGCAAGATCGTTGCCTCGGGAATATCGTTGGGAATCACAGCGTCTGCGTCTCCACTAACCAGAACAAAGGGAGTTGTTCGACTTGGGAGGATTTCTGTGATAAACTGTTTAACAGCATAACCTGAGACGTAAATGGTTGCGTTAGGTGTATCTGGAATTTTGAAGCGAATTTCCTGGTCAGACGATCCTGGTTTCGGATCGAAATACGTACAGGACTTCAGAATACCACGAGAACAAACGTAGGTACATATTGTTTCTGATCGTTCGTCTATGCTGGGAGCACAGGTAGATGGGCGTTCAATCTTGTGAACATTCGGTGGTTCTGCCCAGCAAGACTGGATCCGATGCCGACGCAAGAGTGTGTTGTAATAATGGTCAGACACGCTGTCAAAAGGCAGAAAGGAAGACACCATTGCCGCAGCTGCTGCATATGTGATGATTATAAAGTTGGCACCCTTACTGCCACCAGCACACTGAGGGGTGACCTCATTCGACTTCCTATACACGCTCTTTATAGGCGTAACAGGGTACTCAAGGAAACGAAACCCCAGAATATCACTATCAAAAATACAGCCCCAGTTTGGTGGGGCATCGCGCATATAACGCGCTAAACGACGAGGCACATCCGATCTAAACTCAATATTATCTTCCATAATGACCGAAACTGGATACCGGTTATCGACAATGTCCTTCAAGGCCAGATAATGCTTATACGTACACGAAATCTGTCCGAGCGTCAGATTCGGATTTGAACAAATAGCCTTCGGAAATATATCAAACTTATTCGGTTGCGTGATCCACGTCACATCCTTACCTGGAATCCCAAATCGTGCGATTTGATGTTCCATGAAACGTTTTCGTGAACTATCGACCCCATGTAAAAGGTAGTATTTCATCCTTATTAGTAAGCAATGCCTTCTATTCATATATTAATCGCAACCATCGGGAGACCAACCCTACAAAGGATGCTTGATTCCATCCTCCCATATCTCACAGTAAATGATCATCTTACTCTTGTGTTTGATGGGGTTCAACCTACTCGTCTTCGTTTAGCGACACGAGGTCGGGTTCATATCTATCACGAACCTAAGTCTCTTGGATTCTGGGGACATGGAATACGTAACAAGTACAAGACTCTTCTTGAACGAACAGACTTTGTCATGCATGCTGACGACGATGATATCTATACTCCGGGAACCTTTGGGATACTTCGCAGGATGTGTGTCGACACACGGGCATTGTATATCGCAAAGATGGATGTCAAGGGGCGTATTGTACCAAATCAGGCTGCCATCGTTCAGAACGATATTGGGACACCGAACGGCATTATTCCCTATGACCTGAATGCTCGAGGTGTATGGGGTGATTACGTAGGCGGAGACGGAGCCTTCTATCTAGATATCGCCCGCGATGTCACTGTGTATTACATAAATCACGTCCTTTACGCGGTCAGACCATAAACAAATGTACCCGAGATAAAGTATGTTGGCCGTACGATTGAACGGCGGTCTAGGTAATCAGTTGTTTCAGCTGGCCTTTGCTGAGACACTCGCACAAGAGACTGGGCGCACTCTGAGCATGCTGAATTACGAGAGTCCGCATACGGTCCATTCAAAGGCATCGTACTTTAAGACGATCTTCTCTGACTTTGTCAGTTGCCCACTTCTTACCTCTCCGTGTTGGGAATTCAAGGAGACCTCCTTTCACCGAATCAGGTCGTTGCCCTCTGTATCTGAGACTCCCAATCTTTGTGCAGACGGATACTTCCAGAATTGGGAATATGTATCATCAACCTTCATAAAACGTCTTCGACTGCCCGCGGTTCCTGAGACGGATACAGCTTTCTTACACATTCGAGGAGGAGACTATGTGAATAACTCGTTTCATGATGTGGGACTACGTTCGTACTACGAGAAGGCTCTCAAGCTTTTTCCGGAGAATACGCTCTTTTATGTTTTCACGAATGACATCGAGTATGCGAAGACTATGGAGTTTCTCCATGACCGTCCTCATTGTTTCATAATAGCCGACGAGGTGGTCTCGTTGGCGATGATTTCAAAGTGCTCGAGAGGAGGCATCTGTGCGAACTCTAGCTTTTCGTGGTGGGGAGCCTTTCTGAATCCGAACCGCACCCTTGTTATGCCAGGTACCTGGTTCAATGATAAAACTTTACATATTGACGGATACTACTTCCCCGGTGTAATTCAGGTTCCTGTTTAATTTAGACGCTCGTACCGGCTTAACACTAAATGGACATCTACAATTTTATTCAGAATCTCAATCCGAAGACTCTGATTGAGATAGGTATGCACTTTGGCGAAGATACACGCAAGTTTCGCGAGATGCTTCCCAATACACGGATTATTGGGTTTGAACCTGATCCTCGCAATGTAAAGTTTATTATCGATAGAGGGCTTGATAAAATTTGCGAGTTCCATCCCGTCGCTCTTTCAAATGGGAACGAGGATCGTGAATTTTACATGTCATCTGGCAAGGTTCCTGAGTTCATCGACGATGATCACAATGGAAACGATTGGTCATCCTCCTCCTCTTTGAAGCGCCCAACGGGGCATCTGACCGTACATAGGTGGTGTACGTTTCCAAATAAGGCAATTGTTAAGTGTGTTCGTCTTGATGACGTCATTGACAAGGATGCTGTGATCGATTTCATATGGGTAGATGTCCAGGGAGCAGAGGACATCGTCTTTGATGGAGCAGCAGATACACTGAAGAGGACCCGGTATGTGTATACAGAGTACGCCTCGGGGCTGTACGAGGGTCAGTTGAATCGTGAGCAGTTACTTGCTCTGTTCGGTAGCCAATGGTCTGTGGTTCATGACTTCGGCGGAGATATCCTTCTTCAGAATCAGTTGTATGCGAGCTGACCTGTCCAGCGCTTTGTCCAGAAATTTCCACAACACTTAATCTGCTCCTGTTGTTCAGCCGAGTAGTAGTTCATAAACAGACGGGAGAAATCATACACAACTGTCTTCATCTCTTCGTACCTGGCATCAAGATAGGCAGGTGTGATTTCCGAGTAGTCATCGGTGTATAGTATCGGACACCCCTTATACTTTTCTTCTATGAGTGGATTGCGCTCAAGGATAGGAATACATCCTGCAATCAAAGCCTCGTAATGCCGGTGACAATCAATACCGTTTCCTTCCGGGGATACCACAAACTTGTACGAGGGTAAGGATTCGTAATACACATCTGGCGAACAGGGTGTATTAGGAATTCCATTCGTCGTGAGGGTCTTCAGAATGCTCGCACGGTTTTTCCCCGACGGACGACGCCGACTGTCGGTCATGGGATTGATAGAAAAGAGAACTGTCTTTGTGTGATCACCAAACTGAAGTCTAGATCCCTTTACGCTCTGCGCTGGGTAGTGGAAATACATTCCAATGGGAAATGGCATCCATGCGTCATCTTCGTTCATGGACGATGCTTGAATGATAAGATCGTGCTTGTTCTTTTGAGTCTTCTGCCAGGTCAGCAGATCCGTCTCGTAAACAAGGTACTTCTTAGATAGATAACGCTTCTTCAAGTCTTCGTATTTTGAATCATATTGTGTGTGCGTTGCCGTCCAACCAGACTCATCATGAACTGCGTGATCATACTCCATGTTATTAACTACAAATAGAGTGGCTCCTAGGTTGAAAACATTATACAGATTAAAATACGCAGAATCGTAACATCCAATCTCATCGCAGAACGGAGTGTCTGTAAGAATATCACTTTGTGATAAAAAGGACCGAGGAACGATAAGATTCATCGTATTTAGGCAGGTTTCTAGCTCTGGAATAAACTGTCTAAGATTGTCCTTCGTAATTGGAGTACCAATCCATTTAGTATAATTGAATTTGGGTTTCGCATAAGATGGTAGAAAAATACAAGACGATGAAAAGATATGAGAAGAGTAAAAGGTCTTGAATGCCTCAAAGTATTGAACATCAGCAAAGTTATCGCTATCTAAAATTGCGATGAAGTCAGAGGTCGCATACGAGGCAGCCCGAAGTTTGTTCTTTAACATACCGAGCCGAGTCTCGTTGCGATATACGCGAAGCTTTGGATGAGAGAAGGCTGTCGTGATTGCTCCGTAATCTTCACCTGTCTCGTCTGTGATAACAAGCTCATTCACGTGGGGGTTGTCAAGGTACCTCGGAATCGAGTTCCTCAGAAAGGAGAAACGACGCATGGTTGGAATACATACGCTAATACTGTAAGACCTAACAATAAGTACATTATTATCGACTGGATTACCACCGGATAATACACGAAGTGAGAATACGCGCCCGGGATATAGGCGGGTCCATTCCTCAATCTTTTTCTGAAAACGAGGCAGATCGCTGTGGTTGATATCCTCAATAACATAGATTCCTGACGACTTGAGCTTATGAACGCTGTTCTCAAACAGGGTAACATTTGCCTCAAACGTATGAAGACCATCATCAATAATGATATCCATATCAGGAAGACTATCCCACATACTTCGGATTACGTCACGATTTGTCTGATCGCAGTACATAGAACGAATACGATCCTCGTTGAAGAGAATACCTCGATCAATGTCCGCTCCGTAAATTAATGACTTCGTAAAGTACTCCCGCCATCCTCTGAGAGACGCACCTGGCCGACCAGCGGGTCCCATATTACATGCAAAGGCACCGTTATTCGTTCCAAGACCCATTTCAAATACGTTAAGAGCCTTATCTGTCATATTCTTGAACAGCTCGTGATATACCTCCGTATACGTGTGATGAGTCGAATTCCCTTTGCGTGGACCCTTATCGCTACCGTGTTTGTCCATGAGTGGACATAGCGGGGTTGTATATGCCATCTGAGTTTAGTATATCACCACGTTTAACCACTCTTTAAAAAAACGCCAGAAGAAGTATACGAAATATGACGTTTCATATCATGTCTTACGCAACCGAGATGGAACGAGCCCGTCACAACAAGAGGTCTGCTGATATGTTTGGAGTGAAGCCCACCTTCGTACAGATGCACGGTCAATACATTGAGCTAATGATGGAACGTATTAACAAGTTCATTCAGTTCTTAGAAACCTTACCTGACGATGACGTTGTACTTTTCACAGACTGTTACGACGTTATCTATAATCAGCCATCGGAGGTTATGCTCGAGCGTTTCTACTCAAAGGGTTGTGATATCCTATTAAGTGGAGAAATAAACTGTTTTCCAGATGCATGTATTCCAATGTGGAATGGTATTCGAACAGACAAGGTTCGTCTCTATCCGAATGGCGGTGTCTTTATGGGAAGGGCAAAGGGTCTCTTGTACATGTTTTATGGGTGGAAGCCTTGGAACGAGGTGACTGACATAATGTCTAGAATTTATGACCAGGGGTACTATCATGTGTTCTATCTTAATAACCCCAATCGCTCAGTTGTTCAGATTGATGAAGACTGTTCTGTATTTCAGTCAATGCACTGGGTTTCTTGGAACGATGTTAACATCCAGAATGGTCAGGTCGTGAACACAGTTCTTAACAAAACACCGTGCCTCCTTCACTTTAATGGAGGTGTCTGGAAGAAAGAGGATGGTAGCGATATACAGCCCGTCATTCTTGACAGGATGGAGTATAGCAAGGCTAACTCGACGACAGAGACACTCAAGGACCAGCAACAGAATACCTTTCATGTTCGAGCCGCTCGTTCTCAGATTTAAGACTATCTTGTAAGCACTATATATGGCGACACAGACGAAAAAGATATGGTATGCTCCCAATGGGTTTGAGGCATATGGAAACGAAGAAATTGAAGCCGTAAATAAGTGTCTGAAGGAGGCGTGGATTGCCGGTAATGGAAAGTACACTCTTGAGTTTGAGAAGCAGGTTGCGTCTTACTTCGGCAAGAAGTACGGTCTGTTTGTGAATTCGGGATCGTCTGCCTGTCTTCTCGCTCTTGCATCCTTGAATTTACCTGAGGGGTCTGAGGTCATCACACCGGCCTGTACCTTTTCTACAACGGTTGCTCCTATCATTCAGCTTAGGTATACTCCTGTCTTCTGTGATGTAGAGTCTACGACCTACGTAGCGCACGTTGATGCTGTCCTTGCCAAGATTACACCTGCAACCCGTGTAATTATGCTTCCGAATCTCATCGGAAATACTCCAGATTGGAAGCTCCTGCGTACAAAGCTAGATGACACCGGACGGACAGATATTGTTCTTATCGAGGATTCGGCAGATACCCTGACCTGTACTCATGAGTCCGATATCTCAACCACTAGCTTCTACGCCAGTCACGTGATCACTGCCTGTGGTTCGGGTGGTATGGTAATGTTCAATGAACTAAAACACCTGAAACGTGCAACCATGTTTCGCGATTGGGGTCGGATTGGAGACAACACCGAACTTGTGGTCGAGCGCTTCAACCACATCGTAGACGGGATGCCGTATGACTACAAGTTTCTGTATGCCTGTCTCGGGTACAACTTCAAGTCGTCGGAGGTTAATGCAGCCTTTGGACTTGAGCAGATGAAGAAGCTCCCGGCCTTTCTAGATATTCGTCGACGCAATGTGGAGCGGTACCTTGAGAATTTGAAGGATGTTCCGGGTATTCTGCTGCCGGCGGATACAAAGAAGTCTAATTGGTTGGCCTTTCCATTCCAAGTCGACGATCGTCTAGCTCTTGTCAATTACCTGGAGGATCGCAATATTCAGACACGGGTCATCTTCTCGGGCAATATCACTCGTCATCCTGCGTATCGCCAATACCTGCAAGATTTCACGAATGCTGACCGTATCATGAGGAACGGTATGTTGGTGGGTTGCCACCATGGAATGACTGTTGAGGATGTCGACATCGTATGTAGCCATATCAAGGAGTTCCTGTCCAAAACAAACAGCACTATTTGTGCTTAAACAAGTCAATACATTATTATTAATGCCGCGCGTACTCATAACAGGCGGGAACGGGTTTCTGGGTTCAAACCTCGTCCGTTTCTTCTTGAAAAGGGGATACAGTATATCCGTCATCTCTAGGTCGTGTTCTAACCTTGGGGATCTCCTCGAGTCGATACACTTTATCAAGCACTCAAGCCCCGGTTACGCACAATTTTCTGAGGAAATACGTAGCTTCAATCCCACGGTTGTGATACACTGTGCATGGGACGGAGGCAGCACATACAATGATGTAAATAACATCAAGCAGTTTCAAAATATCGTACACGGTACTGAGTTGTTAGACTGTATTGACTCGGCTGCTTTTATTGGATTTGGTAGCTTTTCAGAGTATGGACGTATAACAACTCCTGTCTCTGAATCGACCCCTGATTCACCCATGACCTTGTATGGACAGTCAAAGTCTTCCTTCAAGACGATCTCTAAGATGATATGTGAACAGCGGGGACTTCGGTGGTCATGGATTCGACCTTGTCTGATTTACGGAGCCAATGATGTTCCTACCAGGCTTTTTCCATCCACGATTCGCAAACTTATTGCAGGTCAACCAGTTGTGCTTGACAGTTGTAAGGATGTTGTAGATTATCTCCACGTTGACGATTTCTGCACTGGAATGGATATGGTGATAACGGCATCCATATCAGGTATTGTGAACTTCTGCTCTGGCAATGAATATTCGGTTCGCTCACTTATCGAAAAGATTCGCGATGAGTTCGAATACGCAAGCGTAACCTTTGATCCAGCAAGAGACCGTAAGCATCTTTCATCCTACGTTGTGGGTGATCCTTGGGTTCTTCGATCTCTCGGATGGAAGCCAACCGTAGACATCTATACTGGACTGAAAAATCTCATCATTGATCAGAAGGTTCCAAGCGTAACGTGTGACCTGGATGGTCTTCACCCTACCTGACGCGTCTTATATACTCGGTCGCCTTGCACTTCTCCGATTTGAGTATATCCAAAACTTTCCAACCATGAAACAATTTGTCGGGGATCTACACCAAACCTCATACAGTGACCAGACTCTTCAAGAACAATAACTGGCTTACATCTTTCAATCGTAATTCTTCCACCATCTAACGCAAACATTTCAAAGCCTTCAATATCCAAGTGAATTAAGTCACACCGACTAAGCCCAAGATCATCAATTCTCATTGTAGGGGTGTTTCCTCCTCCACAGATGTTTGAAGACCCTCCATTATTATTCAACTTCCTCCCAAGCCCTACCAGACTATGAGTATTTCCAAGACAGGCCTGGAACTTAAAAACGTTATCCGACGTAAGGTTGCGATTCAGACAATAAAAGAGTTCTGGAATTGGTTCGAACGTGTAAACAGTGTCAAACAACTCTGCGTACTGCTTTGCGTAGAGTCCATTATTACCTCCTGCCTGAACAACAACTCCTTTAAATGATACAAATTCTGCAATCTTCTTAGGCACATCTGGGAACACTGTAAGAAGTTCATGACACGAGCTGTTGACTGCGGCATACTCCTCCGTTACACCATCACCATCATCACGTAACCAGTACATGCCCTTATAAAGGGTAACACGGCTTTCCATATGAATTTATAGAATAGGTCTACGAATAAATCAAATGAAGATACGCGTTAGCGATTACCTGGTCAAGGTACTTGAGTCACATGGAATCAACACTGTGTTTGGCCTGACGGGTGGATTCGCAATGCATCTCAATGATTCATTCGGTAAGAGCAACTTTAAGGCGTATTATAACCATCACGAACAAGCGTGTGGTTACGCTGCGTTAGGCTATACAAAGACAAAGAATGTCCCAAGCGTGGTATGTACAACCTCGGGGGTCGCAGCCACAAATGCGATTTCACCCTGTCTCGATGCCTACCAGGACAGCGTATCTATACTCTTCCTCAGTGGTCAGGTGAAGTCATTTGATACGATCCGTGCTATCAACGCAAAGACGGAACATAAGCTTCGAAACTATGCCTTTTCCGACTCGGACTTGATCAGTATGGTCTCGAGTATCACAAAGTATAGTCACGAGCTAACCTGCGTGAACGAGGTAAAGACAGTGATCCACACCGCAATGACGGCTCTAACGACAGGGCGCGGTGGCCCTGTGTGGTTGTCAATTCCTCTTGATATTCAGGGGGCCCTGATTGAGGACGATATTCCACTGTCCACACCAGTTCATCCACTTCCGCCTATTGATTTGTCCGAGGTCTACGCCCTTATAAACTCTTCATCTAGACCGATCATCCTTGCTGGAAACGGTGTTAAGCTCGCTAACTGCCGAGAGTCGTTCAAGACCTTTGTGGAGACCTACCAGATACCCGTTGTAACATCGTATCTTGGAAACGACTTGATTGAGACAGCTTCGCCTTACTTCACGGGTCGTGTCGGAATATACGCTGACCGCTGTGGAAACTTCGCTGTTCAGAACAGTGACCTTTTAATTGTATTGGGGTGCCGCTTATCTCAGGCGGTTGTTGGATACAATCCGAAGACCTTCGCACGTGCGGCTAAGATTATCTATGTGGATATTGATCCAAGCGAGCACGAGAAGGGTACGTATCACTGTAAGGTTCTTGCAGATCTTTCCACGTTCTTCGCAGCATTTTCCATGGAGGTTCCAGATGTGTCCATCTGGGCTGCAAAGTGTCAGCACTGGAAGTCGAAATGGCTGTTTGAACTCCCGCCCGATACAGAAGAGATTAATCCGTATCACGCTGTTAAGAAGCTCTACGAACGACTTCCTGCCAATAAGATCACCACAACTGGTTCCGGTTCCATCGCAATTGTCGTGAATCAGCTAGTGAATATCAAGACGGATGATGTGTTTATATGGAGTGGACATGGCGATATGGGAACAGACTTACCTATGTCGATTGGCTCTCATCTGTCGGATCCATTAAAGACGTATGTACTGTTCACCAGCGAGGGGACTCTACAGTTCAATATTCAAGAACTCCAGACGATTGTACATCACAAGCTGCCCATCAAGATAATCGTGTTCAACAACGCAAGCTACGGGGCAATCAAGATCACACAAAAGACGTTCTTCAGCAATAAGTTTGGTGTCGACGAATCCAGTGGTCTTTCGTTTCCTGACACAGAGAAGGTCGCAACAGCATATGGTATTCCGTACATCGGAATTCGCGAGAAGGAAAACCTCGATGCCGGAATTGATGAGTTCTTACGAACAACAGGTCCGGTTATCTTTGAGATCTTTGTCTGTGTTCAGAACAGAATTCCCAAGCTAAGCGCTCGAAAGAACGAAGACGGAAGTTTCACAAGTTTACCCTTTGAGGATATGGAACCCTTCCTATCTCGCGAAGAGTTTCACGCTGAGATGATCGTACCAACTATATAGAAATCGTAACGAAGAACCGAGGTCACCCGTGCCGGATATCATGTGGAACACGTTTTATCAACGGGTTTTCATAATGAAGACCTGTGTACTGGGGAACATTTCCTAACCAATTATCCGCCCTACGATAGGATGTTCCTTCAAACTGCATGTGATTTGTGTAATATGTACAACGAAATGTAGGCGGGTATCCGCACACATTTTGTTTTGTTTTTTGTTTTGATTTGTGTTTTGGTTTATGTTTACGCGTTTAGTTGGAGTACGCAAGACCACCCATGCCGGACATCACGCGGAGCACGTTGTAGTTCACGGCGTACACGCGCACCTGCGCCGTACGACCACCGCGCACCGTGTTAACCGACACCGTCAGCTGGAGCGTCGCCTTGTCGATACGCGAGAAGTTGCACGTGCCAGAGGGCTGGTGCTCCTCAGGCTTCAGCGCAAAGGAGTACACGCAGATGCCGACCGCGGGCGTGCGCGTGTGGTGCTGGAACGGCTGGACGCGGTTGAAGTAGCGTCCCTCGCGCTCCGTGAAGCGGTCCTGTCCGTTGAGCTGGAGCTTCGCCACCTCCGTGGGGTTCTTTCCCTCGCACTTCACGCCAGACGAGAGCACCACCTTCGCGAGCAGGTAGTTGGTCGTGTCCTCGAACACCGCCGCGGAATCGTTGCCGCCAGAGCCCGCGTTCGTGTCGAGCCACGAGGCGCCACCCAGCGAGGGGCCCTGCGCGTTACCCACACCCGGGAGGTAGGGACCCGAGGGACCATCACCAGACGTCGTCGGCACCCCCAGGTTGGCGGCGCCGCCACCCAGCGAGCCACGGGCGAGGACGTCCATCACGATGCCCTCCGTGGAGAAGTCATCCGTGTAGTTGAAGGGCTGCATGCCGTTGACCTCCGCGATGAAGGGCTGGTTAGGCGTGCAATCCACGTACGAGTCACGCTGGACAATCCACACGAGCTCCTTGACGGGGTGGTTGAAGTTCAGCTGGATCTTGTTCGACGAGGACGTGATCGACTCCGCGCCCGTGAACTGGAGCTGCTCAATCAGGTACTCGTGCGTCTGCTGGGCGAACCGGCGACGCTCCTCCGTGTCGAGGTACACGTAGTCAATCCACAGCGACGCGGCCGTGAGGGACTGGATGGACGTCGGCGCCGCGGCCGAGCCAACCAGCTCGTAGTACGTGCAGTTGATCCACTGCTCGAACTCGACGTTGATGCGCACCTCGTGGTACTGGAGCGCGATGAGCGGGATCGCCAGACCGGGGTTGCGGCAGAACCAGAACTGCAGGGGAATGTACAGCGTCTTCGCCGGCGTGCCCGCGCGAGGGGCGCACGAGTTCGTCAGCTCCGAGCCCGCGCACGACGCGTCCAGGGCGTAGCCACGGCGGTCCTTCATCAGCACAAGGTCGTGCGTGTTGCCGATCATGTCATCCAGCGCCGCGATCGTGCCCGGGTCCTGGGACAGCTGCGTCCAGATCTGCATCCAGTCGCCGTACTGGCGGTCAATACGCTGACCGCCGATCTCTAGCTCGACCGTCTTGATGAGGCGGTGACCGATGTAGTTGAGCCAGCGGAAGCGGTTGATCTGGGTCGCCACCGCGATCAGGTCGACCGCCGGGAGAACAACCTGGACGTACGTGCGGTACATCAGGTCCGCGTTACGGTTGATGATCGCCGTCACGCGCTTGTTGAAATCCGCCTGTCCGTTGAACGTCACCTCAATGGACTCCATGGCGAAGTTCGTATGGCGCTTGTACAGCACCTTCCAGAACGTGATCTGGGGGTTGCCCGAGATGTAGATGTCTTGCGCACCGTAGCTGACAAGCTGAAGAAGACCGCCACCCATATCGTGTGTATGATACTAACCAAGAAAAATTATTCTAGCCTCAGGGCGACGCATAGAATCCTCGAAGGTAGACATCGTACAGGGGAGGTAGCGGGCGATCACTCGGCACGGGCATGTACCTGATCGGATTGTGGGGATTGGTGGGAAATATACCACGAATGATCTTATCCTTTATCTTGGCTTCGTCGATGTACTCCTCCTTGTTGTATTCCTGATGAGCAAAGTTAGCAATCTTGTTACGAATAAAGCCGGGATCACCAAAGAAGGTAAGGTGCCACCCCTGAACCCCCAGAATGTGAGCCATATCAAGCAGGGGATTCTTACGCAAGATATGATGAGATCGTCCGAGTTCACGCATCGCCTTGCAGCTGACAAGACGCGTGGCAAGGCACTCCTCGAGATAGACGTTTGTGTGCAGATTGTATACATAGATATCCATCTGGACTCCGTGATAGTAGACAGGCTGCTCACCAGACCGTACTCGTTGAAGGAGCTTCGGATCTATGATCTCATCAACGTCGGCGATAGTGATGACATCCTCGTCACGAAGACCAAGATTATCGTAACCACGACGAATGCAGTCTCGCTGGTGATACTCATTCTGCCACTGCTCGTTCTTCTCGTAGTCAATATTCGGGTAGATAAAGGGCATATCGCGAACGACCACGTGAATGATCTTGTGTGCCCACCTTGCAAAGTACGCCTTGTTCTCCTCATAGTAGAGGGGCTTCTCCTTCCCAGCAAAGGTATGTGTTGCCTCGACGAGGACAAAGTAGTCGACGACCTCGTCTAAGACCGCCAGACGATATTCGAGCATGTGAAGCTCGTTGTAAAAAGTGAAGCCATCCACAATCTTCATTTTCTATGTTAATGCCTTCGTGTCTAAGTGGTTCAAATAGCATCGACGACACAGGGTGGTGTACATGTCCTCTCCTCCGGGCATAATCTTAGCGGTGACTGTCGTATCCTTGCGGCACGTGAAGAGCCCCGGGGTTCCATTTGCACACTTGGTACAAAGAGCCGTCAGTCTCTCCACCGTATCACACAGAGGAATACAGTTCAGAATATCTCCAAACCTCTTCCGACGGTAATCGCCGTCAAGCCCCGAGATGTAGACGATCTTATCCTTTGTCTCGGCAGCCCAGGTGACAAACTCGATCAAACCCTCATAAAACTGAGCCTCATCGATCATGATAATATCGTACGTATCAATCGTTTCCATCTCAACCTCGGTCAACCATGCGGCATAGACATGGGTGACGGGAGTTGTGTTGGGATACTCCGAGCGCGCGTAGGGATGTGTGATCAGCATAACACGACGACCAATACTCGAATAACGCTGGGCAATATCCTGAAGACGCTGTGATTTACCTGAAAACATCGGTCCAAGAATTACGTGAACCGGCATTACTATTTAGCGGCGGCGTGTATGAAAGCGACGCCGTCCTCCATTGACGATCTTCTTGCCAAAGGCGTCGCGCGGGGGAGGCTTGGCAACAGGACGAAGTGTGTCCTTAGCCTTCACCAGCTCAGGAACGAGGTTCTCATCTCCTCCACGGATACGGCGAGTCCGACGACGACCCTTGCGACGTCCACCCTGAATGGGACCAAAGAGCTCAGGGCTGTTCACGGGAACATAGTCTCCATTCCAGACCTTAATCATGTTGCCCGTGCTTCCTCCCTTCATCTTGCGCGTACGACGACCGCCCTTGTAGTTAGGACCAGTCATCGCCGGCGGTGTAACGGAGTGATATTCATTGTACGTCATTCTTGTGTAGTGTCAAGATTTTAGCGCACTTACGCCTTGGAGAGAAGGTGCGCCTTCTTCGCGCGAGCACGGAGCGTCGCCTTGCGCCCCGACGACTTCAGCCCGTGAGTCTTGAGCACGCGCTTGAGCGCCTTCGCCGAGGGACCAGCGCGACGAGTACGACGACGACCGGCAGTGGAGGGAGTCATGTGCATTTTGTTTTAACGCAAGAAAGTTTCACGAGAGGCTCGGGAAACTAGAAATGGACCCTCTGGCGATTGGTTGTATTATCGGGTTTGTTGTCTTCGGGACGTGCTTTGCTGCGGGGTGTTATCGTCTTCGGAATAAGCCCGCCAAGCTTGCAAAGTCTCCCTCGGGTGCCGAACTGGTCTCGGAGGCAGATACCATGCAACCTAGGGTTCTGATTCAGGATCCCCATGATGACCCTGTGACCTTCTAAAATGGATTTGGGTTCGCCAGGCTCACCATAAAGCCCCCTAATAAAATGAACGAGACCACGATTCGCAAGTTTCTCTCGGCGTGCCGTATGGGCAAGGCGGATGTCGTTCGCAGCATGATTGCGGACCCGAACTTCGATGTAAATGTGCGACTGCCAGGCGGGCAGTGGGCACTGCGCGAGGCGGTTGATAATGTCAAGATCGACATTGTCGAGATGTTGCTCGCTCACCCCAGGATCGACGTGAACCAGATTGACCTTGCCTGGGATTCCGCGCTACATCGCGCGGTGATGATCTACGGTGGCAAGGGCAAGCAAATCCTCGAGATGCTACTTGCTCACCCCGATATCAACGTGAACATCACGAGACCTCGTCACGTTGCGATGGTCGACGGGATAACGCCGCTGGAGTATGCGCGCGAGCATGCGCATGTGCCGAATCGAGCCCACGCGATCGAACACTTGCTCGCACGCTCTTAAATCGGTCTTAAGATTAGCCATCATACATATATATGTTCGAGGATTGCCAGGTTGAGCTTCTGGAGGTCTTCGGCGATGATCTGACGGTCGTGAATGCCGCCCGTGTGTCTCTGGGTAAGCACGTTGATGAGTTCTCGGACAAGGACGCCAAGCTCATCAAGTATCTCGCTGATCATGAGCACACCTCTCCATTTTTTCATCCTCAGCTTCGATTCCGTCTGAAGATGCCGATCTGGATGGCTCGGGAGTGGTTTCGGCACACGATTGGGTTCTCTCGCAATGAGGTGAGCCGTCGGTATGTCGATGATCCCCCGACCTTCCACATTCCCTCCTTTCGTACGCGGGCGGCTGGAAAGAAGCAGGGGAGCAATGAGGATGTCCATCCGGACACGGTCGCTATGAATGAGTTTATGAAGCTCAAGTGCCAGGATGCCGTTCACGCCTACAACCTGATGTTGAAAAATGAGGTTCCACCCGAGCAGGCTCGGATGGTGCTTCCGCAGAATATGATGACGGAGTTTATTGAGACGGGTTCGCTGGCAGCCTATGCGCGACTGTGTCATCTGCGTCTGGGACCCGATGCCCAGCGAGAGATTCGTGAGGTTGCGGGTCGGGTAAGTACGTTGATTCAGGTACGGTTTCCGGTGAGCTGGAAGGCGCTCACTCCAGGATCATCTTCGGAGTAATGTGCATCGCCTCAAGCTCCTGCATCCACAGCTTCATCGCATAGGGCAGGGTCTTCACCACAAAGTCGGTCTTGTTTCCACAGGACCCGCACGAGTAGATACCCTCCACCGGATTGACCACAGCCAGCGTGCCACAGGTCTTGCAAATGCCCGTCTGGAACGGGTCGGATACATCCATCAGACGCTCCTTGGTAAACACCGAGATGCCGTGTGAGATCATACA